GACCGAGAGCTGCTTGACCTCTCACGCATGGCCGACCAGGCCGACCGCAAGGTAAGCGAGATGGGTAGGGTGATCATTCGAAAGTTCATGTACGGCAATATCGCGCCGGACGCGCTAGACGTCAACGGGGCAAATAGTGCCCATTCGTCCCTGCGGCCTTAGACTGTATTGCCTACCTTTGATATCTGATCAAAAGGACTAAACCATGCTGTTGACCCCTGAGCAAATAGCCTTTACCACCACGCACCGCACGCACCACACCAGCGCCACGGCTATCAACCAGTTTGGCAATCAAAAGAAGAAAAATCAGGCCGATGAAATCTTTGACATTTGTCTGGCGGCACACAGAAACGGGGTTGTTGATTTAAGCCGGGTCGAAATTCGTGACCAATATGAAAGGCTATACGGTCGGCGCATGGATGACAGCCGGGTGAGCGCCAGGGTATCTGAACTGGTGTGCGCCAAGCGGCTCGAGGTGCTGCCCTACACGCGCAACTGCAAGATCAACAGCGCCAGTGTGATATCTGTCGTTCGGGTTCCCCCGGCTTTGATGGCGCAGGAGGGTTAAGTCATGGCGGGCGACTGGATCAAGATGCGTGACAACCTATGGGACGACCCACGGGTTGCTGCCATGGTGGACCTAACCGATAGCAGCGAGGCTGCCATCATCGGCGCGCTGTACTGGCTGTGGGCCACAGCAGACCAGCACACTGAAGACGGTGTGCTGCAGGGCCTAACCGTTCGCGGCATTGACCGAAAAACCGGCGTCAAGGGCTTTGGTGAGGCTTTGATATCCATTGGCTGGCTAATAGATCACCCGGATGGCGTGCAGATTGTTGACTTTGAAAAGCACAACGGATCCAGTGCCAAGAAACGCTGCCAAGTTGCAAAACGCGTGGCAGTTAGCAGAATTGGTAACGCTGATGTAACGCTGCCAGCGTTACAGAATGAACCATCAAGCGTTACAGGTGCGTTAGCTAGAGAGAGAGAAGAGAGAGAGAAGAGAAGAGAAGAGTCTGAAGACACACACACTGTTGGTACTCCCGCGCCCGTGGCCCCATCGCAAGCCGTTGCAGCGTGTGTCGTCATCAAGGCGGCGGGTATTTCGTCGGTGAACAGCTCGCACCCAGATCTGTCTGTGCTACTCGACGCCGGGGCCGGGCTAGGGCAGTTTGCCGAGGCAGCGCAAATGGCAGCCAAAAAGCGCAAGGGCTTTGCCTACGTGCTGGGCATCGTGCGTGGTCAGCTGGCGGATGCACAGGCGTTGGCTGATTCGGTGCAGGCCGGGGGTGGGCTCCCCGGCGCTGGCAAAACACAGCCCGAGAGCTTTCGTGAGCGAGACGACCGCATTGCCCGAGAGCGATGGGAGCAAATGACCGGGCAAACGCACCCGGACAACCTGCCAAAAACACCAGCCAACGTGATCGACATCACGCCAGCCAAATCACTCGCTTTGAAGGTTTTTCAATGAACGCACCCGTACCCATCGCACCGGTTGAGCGCATTTTCAAGCGGCTGGCAGCCACCTACGGCGCAGCCTGGGATCGCGCCATGGGACAAGCGCCGCTGGTGGACGTGATGACCACCTGGGACCACGAGCTAAGCGGCTTTCTGCGCAGCCGCCAGGCCATGCAGGCCATTGCCTGGGCGCTGGAGCACCTGCCAGAACGCTGCCTCAACGTCATGGAGTTCAAAAGCCTATGCCGCATGGCACCTGCTGTGATGCAGCCTGCTTTGCCAGCGCCTGCGGCAGATGCCGAGCGCGTGTCGCAAGAGTTTGCCAATCTGGCCCATTTGCGTGAGCCGAATTTTGTGACAGACCACAAAGACTGGGCGCGCGCCATTGTGGCCAAAAAGACAGCGGGCGAGCGCGTCAACCCAACGTCTTTGCGCATGGCGCGTGATGCGCTTGGGCTAGGGATTGAGCTGCACCGCCAACAATCAACCGCCAAGTCATGACCCAGGAACCACAACCATGCAAACCCTGCCAAATCGCCAGCCAAGTTCCTGCTTATCCGTTTTTCAGCCTGGGCTGCCTGTACTGCGGTGCAAGGATCATCCAACACTTGGCCACGCTGCCAATTGCGCGCTCAGCTGTGGCAGCCCGGCGGCGCGAGAACCTGACGCACTGGGTAGCGTTTGGCCACAGCGAGGCCGATCTGCGCTCTCTGGCGCAGCAGAAAACGCCAGTGATTTCTCCAGCAGCTGGCCTGGTTGTTTCTGCGGGGTCAGGCAACCATCCCGCTATGAAACGCCGCTGAGCTATGACGAGGTGGCGCATGGTGTGCGCGTTGGGGTGATCCTGCCCGATGCGCAGGTTCATGGATAAACCATGCAGATCAGCCTATCCACCAACATCCCCGAAGTGCAGGCCGCGCTCAAGCGTTCTGCAGCGCAGGTGCCGTATGCACTAAGCACAGCTATCAATAAAACTCTGGAACAAGCCCGCAGTGAAGTGCGCACCGAAGCAGCCCGCGTGTTTGACCGGCCCACACCCTGGGTGCTCAACAGCGTGCGCGTCAAGTATGCTACCAAAGCCAAACCAGAGGGCACGCTCGCATTCAAAGACAAAAACAGTGTTGAATCATCACGCACCATGATCGAGCCGCACGTGTACACCGGGCATCGTCATTACAAAGCGTTTGAGGCAAGGCTGCAACGCATCGGCCTTTTGCCTGCGGGTTACAACGCCGTGCCAGGTGCGGCTGCCAAGCTTGACGCATACGGCAACATGAGCCAAGGCCAGATCAGCCAGTTGCTCAACGTGCTGGGTGCATACACTGAGGCTGGCTTCAACAAAGCCAACATCAACACCATCAAGCGGCTGGCCAAAGGCAACGCCAAAAAGAACGTCTACGGTTTTGTCTACTGGGTCAACCCGGTGGGCGGCACCAAAGCCAAGCATCTGCTGCCCGGCGTCTACCAGCGCGTGACAACAGCATTCGGTAGCAGCCTTCGCCCTGTGCTGATCTTTGTCAAGCAGGCGCAATACAAACGCACGCTCGACTTCTACGGCAAAGCCACCGCGTCGGTCAATCGCCACTTTTCTGGCTACTTCAACGCAGCTTTCGACAAAGCCCTCAAAACCGCGCTGCTGAAAGACCAGGGGGAACTGCTATGACCGGCGTCCACCCCCCCATGCAAGGTACTTCCAGCGTCCCTCCGCCCGAGGGTAATTCGAACCGCGTGAAAACGCTAGCTGCCAACTTTGGTAAATGGTGAACGGTGAAGTAATTAAATATGAATGGTGAACGATTGATAGCAAATGCCAATGATGTGAACGCTAAGCCAATGTCTCAGGCAGCCATTGGCCGGGCGCTTGGGTTGGCGCCCAGCACCATGACCAAGCACAAGGCCGCAGGCATGCCCATGGATTCAGTGGAATCGGCCCGCGCCTGGCACAAAGCGCACACCAACATTGCCCAACGCAAGCCCGCATCCCGTGCCATGCTGCCCGGTGCCCCGCTGGCTTCGCCAATGTCTGTGCCTGCCGTGGCGCCAATGCTTTTGGATGCTGCGGCGCCAGTGCTACCGCCGCCTGCCGCCCGCGTGGACTATGGCCGCGTCGGTGGTGATGACTTCCACGCCATGATTCGCGCCAATGAGGAGCGGCCTGATGGCTCGGCCTTTGGCGAAGACTTTGACGCCGCCCGCACCCGCGAGAAGATCGCCACCGCCAACCTGGCCGAGATTGAAGAAGCCGCTTTGCGGGGTGTCTACCTGGTCAAAGCAGACTTCGAGCTCCACCTCTTCAACGCCGGCCGCATGCTGCGCGACACCCTGACCAACTGCGCCCGGCGCATCGGCGCCGAGGTGTCTGGCCTGGCCACTGCCGAGGAATGCGAAGCCGTGATTGACCGCGAACACCGCGCCGCCCTGGCCAGCTTCGCGCAGCAGCTTCGCCACACCCTGAAGATTGAAACCGAAAACAGCGCGCCCACAGTATGACCCCGCACCCCCTCGAAGCCCTGGCCAACAGCGTCGAGCCCGACCCCGACCTGCCGGTGGACGTGTGGGCGGACACCTACCAGGTCATCCCCAAGGACTCGGGCGCCAACGAATACGGCAAGTTCCGAACCAGCCGCACGCCGCACGCCCGCATGGTCATGCAAGCCCTGAGCGACCACCACCCGTGCAAGCGCGTCGTGCTGATGGGTGCCAGCCAGATGCTCAAGACCCAGACCGGCCTCAACTGGCTGATGGCCAGCATCCACCAAAGCCCGGCCAACTTCCTGTGGATTCTGCCCACCGGCAAACTCGCCAAGCGGGCCAGCACCCGCATTGCCAAAAACATCGCCGCCGTGCCCGAGGTGGCAGAGCGCGTAGCCGCCCCGCGCAGCCGTGACAGCGTCAACACCCTCGACACCAAAGAGTACATCGGTGGCAGCCTGTTCATCGTCACCGCCGGCGCTGCCGCCAACCTTTCCGAAGTCCCGGCACGCCGCGTGCTGTTTGACGAAGTGGACCGCGCCGAACTGAACGTCAACGGCGAGGGCGACCCCGTGGCCCTGGCCGAAGCCCGCCAGACCACCTTTGAGCGCAACCGCAAAAGCTACTTTCCCAGCTCGCCGACCATCAAAGACGAAAGCATTGTCGAGCGACTCTACCTGCGCGGCACCCAGCGCCAGGCCCTGGCCGAATGCCTGCACTGCGGCGAGCTCCAGCCGCTTGACTTTGACCGCCTGATCGCCACCGAAGACGGGCAGGGCGCCCTGTACCCCTGCATGCACTGCGGAGCCGTCCATACCGAATCCGACAAGCCCCGCATGTTCGCCAAGGGCGCCTGGTCCGAAGGCGTTGGCAATGGCGACGGCGAAACCGAGAGCTTCACCATCTCCGGCATGTTCCTGCCCTACGGCTGGCTGCCCTGGATTGCGCTGCTGCGCGAGTACAAAAAAGCCAAGGCCAAATTGGATGAGGGCAGCGAAGAGGCCATGATCGCCTTCTACAACACCCGCCTAGCCAAAAGCTGGGAGCGGCAAAAAGAGCAAACCAAGGCCGAAGAGCTAATGCAGCGCGCTGAACCCTACAAACTCGGCACCGTGCCGGTGGGCGGTGTGGTGCTGACCGCTGCGGTAGACACCCAGGCCGACCGGCTAGAGCTACTTGTTAAAGCCTGGGGCCGTGGCTTGGAAAGTTGGGTGATTGACTACCAGGTGATCCGTGGCGACCCCGCCGACCTGCAAACCTGGGCGCGGCTTGATGCCCTGCTGCAAACCCGCTACCCCCACGCCTATGGCCAGACCCTGCCGATCCGCGCCGCCTTTGTGGACTCGGGCGGCAGCGCCACACAGGAGGTCTACAACTACACCCGCACCAAACGCCACCGCCACATTTACAGCATCAAGGGTGCCAGCCGTCCTGGGCGTCCGATTCTCAGCAGCAAGCCCAGCACCGTCGAAGTGCGCTGGAATGGCCGGGTGGAGCCGCACGGCGCCCAGCTCTGGTTTGTCGGTACCGACACCGCCAAAGACTACCTGGCCAATCGGTGGCGCGTCAGCCAGGGCGTGGGTCAAATCCACTTCAGCAGCGATTTGCCCGAGGACTTTTACCGCCAGATTACCGCCGAATACCGCGTGACCCTGTGGAAACATGGCCACCGCGTCAGCCGCTGGGAGAAAAAGCAGGCCGACCGCAATGAAGTGCTTGACCTGATGGTCTACAACACCGCCGCCGCGCATTACCTGGGCCTGCACAAACTCACCGATGCGCACTGGGACAAGATGTGTGCCGCGCTGAACCCCGACCAAATCAACCTGTTCGCCACCGATGCCGCTTCTCCGGAGAGGCAGGAAATACAAGACAAACCATCCTTTAGCCATCAAGAAACAAGCACCACAAGCTACATAAAAGAGAGCGCACTGCCGCCCACTATCCAAACCAGACCCGCGCCCGCAACCATCCACCGTATCGCCCCCGCCCGCAACCCCCGCACCGGCAGCAGCTGGGCGAAAAAATGGTAAACCCTATGGCCGACATCATCGACGACCTGCTGACCCGCTTTACCAAATACGTGCCCGACTTGCCGCTGGAGGTGCGCCTGAAGATCGAGGCCGAAAGCC